ATCTGAAACAGAGGCTAAAGAAACAGACCCGGTTAAGATGATAATGGATATGCCATTTGAGGGCATGAGTGAAAGCGAGGCGTTATTTATGGTGTACGCTACTATCCTGATGCAGGGTGAGTGTATCATCTGGAAAGAGATACCCGATTTAGGGCCGAACAAGGGCAAACCGGTGAGACTGTACTATATGCAGCCTCAGGCCGTTAACATAAAGGTTAGCGAGTCATGGCCACGTAAGATATTAGCCTATCAGTACGCCCCCGATGGCCGCATGGTGATGGATAACATCCCGGCTGACGAGATTATCCACATGAGGTACTTCAATCCTAAAGTATCTTTCATGGGTAACGAGCTGAGGGGCTTATCACCATTGGCTGTCCTCAATAAGCGGTTAACAAGGGTGGATAGTAACCTTGATGTGACCACCTCTCAGTTACAGAATGGAGGAGTTCCGGGTATTGTATATGAGAAGTCGGACGCTAACCTTGTTACCGAGATAGTCAGCAAGCGTAAAACAAACTTCTACAAGTACCTTACGGATTCATCCAATAAGGGCGCACCGTACTTTTCAGCCGGTGAATTGGGTTACATTGAATTAGGTTTGAAGCTGGTGGATATGGATGCTGCTAACCTGGCTAAACTTGACTTTAAAAAGCTATGTAATGCCTTTGGTGTTTCAGATCGGTTGTTCAACAACGATGCTACCGGGTCAGAGGTTAGCGACAAGGGCGCAAGGGTGGGGTTATATACCAATGCAGTGCAGCCGCTCGTTAAGCTGGTTACAGATGGCTTTGAGCATGGCCTAACGCCTTACTTCAAGCCGGTTAAATACTGCATTGAAGCGGACTATTCAGAGGTTGCTGAATTACAGGCCAGCTACTCAGATATGGTTAAGTGGTTGGCAGAAGCATGGTGGTTGACACCTAACGAGAAAAGAGAAATGATGCAGTTTGAGGAGTCTGAAGAACCCTTATTCAATACCTACCTTTTGCCATCCGGGCTGCAAACGGTTAGTGATCTTACGATGGTGGATTTGTCGCTAAACTTACCTAGTGCGGATTGACGATGTGATACTAAAGTACATTACCGTTAACTCCAAATGCCGGTTTGAGGAGCAAAAGAACGAGATGCAAAGACAGAAAGAAAAGCGGGAGATAATGGGTGATAACTCTGCGTCTGTTTCCATTGATATACGATGGCAGATAGAATCACCCGATATGAGTGTGTGCAGGGTGTGCAGGGAGGTTATTTATGGTCAGCAATACGCTATGTGCCTGTACCTGGGCGGCGAGAAAATAGAGCAGAAAAGACCTGTTAAGATGTGCGAACCATGTTACACTAAGGCTAAATGACAAATGAGCAGCAATCCGAGCTTTGGCATTACTACAACCGTTTCTATAAAAGCCGGGTAAAGGCGTATTCCCATAAGATAAACAAGGCACTCAAAGCACAGGTAAGGCAGTACATAGATGCCAGGGACAAAGGGAAGTCAGATGCAGCATCATTGATGGCCGTTACGTTTGAACCAATGCTTACCGCTTTAAAGCCGCTTTACCGTGACGCATCCATAACCTACGGCGCAAAGACGATAGCCCATATCAGAAAGCAAAAGGCCCGTATGCCTATAGGTTTTAACGAGCTGATGATCCAGCTTGTAACCAGGTACTTTGAGGTGGAGCTGCTAAACGATGTTAACGATATTACTCAAACTACCAGGGATCAAATACAGGAAGTGTTAACAAGGGCTTACCCGTTGGGTTGGTCATACGATGAGATAGTAAGCGAATTGGTAAGCGATGTATTTACGGCAGCAAGGGCAAGGCTGATAGCGAGGACTGAAACGTGTACCGCTTCCAATGCCGGGGCTATGATGGCCGCTAAGACTACCGGGCTGAAATACGATAAGGTCTGGATAGCGGCGAGGGATAATAGGACAAGGCGTATCCCACGAGACGCACACGATCACCTGCACATGGACGGCGTTACTATCCCTTACGAAGATCTATTCCAGGTTAACGGCATACACGGGGTTGAACAAATGCTGCAACCTGGTGACCGTAAGCATGGAGCCGATGCCGGTAATATCTGCAACTGCCGGTGTACGGTTGGCATGATACCGGTAAGAGTTAACGGGCGGTTGGTTACCGTTTAGCAACATTCTATTTTCCATAATAAAAAATATTTGCAACCTCGTTGCATAAATTTGTACCTTTACTAAAATATTTAGTACATGGGGCTAATGGAATACAAAAGCATTCCGATCACTACAAAGGATGCGGTTGTTAATGTGGATGAAGCTGCCGGTGTTATTGAGGGCTATTTTTCCGTATTTGGCAACGAGGATTCAGACGGCGATATCATTGCGCCGGGTGCATTCACAAAGACCCTTAACGAGAACTATTCCCGTATTAAGCACCTTTGGCAGCATGACCCGTGGAAGCCGCTTTCCGGTACTAAAAACGGCAATCTAACACTTACACAGGACGCTTACGGCCTGAGATATAAGTCAACCGTATCTAAGACGAGCTATGGCCGTGATGCCATCCGCTTGCATTTGGACGGGGTTATTGATGAGAATAGTATTGGATTCCAAACGATCCAGGCAAAGGATAATCAGGACGCTTCAGGGCGTACCATCAGTAGGACAATAATCGAGTGCAAGTTATGGGAGGGTTCGTCCGTAACCTGGGGTGCAAATGCGATGGCTCAAAACATATCCGCTAAGTCGCTGACTAAGGACGAGATATTCCAGAAGATGAACGCCGTGACTAAGGCCATCCGTAATGGCAAGTACGAAAATGAGGATCTTTTCGATTCTCTCGAAATCTATTTTAAACAACTGCAAACACTTATAAACGATTTAACCACTAAGGCCGCTGAGATAGCACCGAAGCCGGAAACCGATGACATGGATGCAGCTTTATCAATCTTACGAACCTTAAAAAATTAATCAAATGAGTTTAGAGCTTATAACCAAAGAGGTAGGCGAAATCAAAGCCGGGTTAGCCTCACAAATCGAAACCGCCGCAAATAAGGTGGTTGAAGCGAAAGCCGCTGAAATCATGAAGAATGCCACCGATATGCTGGCTACTTTCAATCAGATGCCTAAAGACGTTACAGGCGATATGCTGACCAAAGCACTCGCAGACGTTCAAACCTTAACAAAGGATTTCGAACAGTTCCAGCTCGACGTTAAGCAAGGCAAACACGAGGGTAAAAAGACCTTTGGTGAAGCCTTTGGCCAACTGATCGAAAAGAATTTTGACGCTATTTCTACCGTCCGTAAAGGTCAGATAGTTACCATCCCAATGGAATTGAAAACCGTGGGCGATATGACCAACTCTGCCAGCCTTACCGGTGATGGTGTTGTATCCTATAATCAGCGTCAGGGCATTCTGCCGGGTACTAAATTCAACTTCCGGGATATCCTGCCTACCAATACCTCTGGCACGTTGGTAAGCGTCCACTACAAAGAAACCGGCGGCGAGGGTTCTATCTCTGTTCAAACTGAGGGATCAGCTAAATCCGAAAAGGATTACGATTTCACAGAGGTTAAGACCACCAACAAATACATTGCTGGTTACGCACGTTATTCTAAGCAGTTGATGAAGAACCTGGCCTGGTTGCAGGGTGTGCTCCCACGTTTGCTGCGGCGTGATTTCTACAATGCAGAGAACGCCGCATTTTTCACTACAGTTTCTGGTGCTGCTACCGGTTCAACCGCTACTGCCCAGACTGCTGACGTGCGTCAGTTGATCGATTGGATCGCCAACCAAAGGACTGCGAAGTTCAATGCTTCTTACATCCTGACGAGCTGGAAGGATATCGCCGGCATGAACCAGACCACTTTCACCAATGGTTACTATGAAGCCTCTGGTGGTGTGTTGACCCGCCCTGACGGGTCTATGACCATTTCTGGTGTGCCTGTTATCGGTACGGATTGGGTAACTGAGAATTACGCCCTGATCCTGGATACGGATTACATTGAGCGTGTTGAGGGTGAAAGCGTTAATATTCAGTTCTCCGAGCAGGACAAGGACAACTTCACTGAGAATAAGATCACTGCACGTATTGAGTGCCTGGAAGAGGTTAACCTCATGTTACCTACTTCAGCTATTTATGGTGCATTGGGTGCAGTAAGTTAAGTATTTCGGTCATGCGTTTTGTAATACGGCCCTGCCTGTTTGGGCGGGGCCTTTTTAAATTCCTATAATGAGAGTGAACAGTATAATGGATGTGGTCTTTAGTAGCGAAAGTACTACCTACCCGGTTACGCTGGCAGAGGCTAAGGCATGGGCTAAGATTGACCTTACCGATGACGATACATTAATAACTGAGCTTATTAAGACCGCTACGAGGCAGTGCGAGGGGTTTTTGGGTGTTAGTTTATTGTCAAGGACGGTAACCGTTTATCTAAACAACTGCGCCGGTGATATTGAGCTTCCTTACGGCCCGGTCACTGCGTTCACATCTCTTTCTTATTGGAATGGTACTACATGGGTTGCTTTTTCGGCTACCGATTATGTTTTACGTGGTTCACAGTTTAAATACATCGCATTCCCGTGGGATGATTACCTACAGG